GGATATACAGGTGAATCCACACTAACTGTAGCAGGTAAGTCTCTAAGAGCCTGGCGGTAAGTAACCATATCAGCACTCATAGTAACATCACTCATACCAGTCCAATCAGTATCAGATAGTAAGCTATCACGAGTTCCTCTAATCTCAGCCATCTTCTCATCGGTAGTCTTATTTCTAACTACAAATCTAACCCACTCACCACCAGCAACTGAACCAGCGTTCCATTCCAACACTTGGTCTGATGTAATAGTAGGTGTTTCTGCTACTGGAATCATTCCTGGTACATCTGCGAACGCTTGTCTAGGGTATTTGATACCATCAACTTCAACCATTCTTCCTGTTACAATCTCACCGTTTAATATGTATTCCATCTTATTTGTCCTCTAAATATAAAAAGTCTTCTTTGATTAGTTCTTTGATACCAATCCGTTTCATTACTAGCTTATGTGCATCATTAAACTGTAGTGCCATACTATCTAGGAAAGCATATAGATGTTCAACTGTAGGCATCTTGCCTTCACTAATCATCTTGTCTTCACTAGCAACGTAGTCTCTGATAACCTTAGTAGCAGTTTGAATATGAACACCGTACTGTTCCATATACTCCATATTGCCACCAGTGATACTACCTGTCTGTACTACATCTCTGTGAGCCTGTCTGAACGCTTGTTTGATATGATGGTCAATCTCAGCTATCTCAGCGTCACGCTCATCCCACTTCTCTGGAATATTGTGTGACTCTCTAATTTCATCATAAGCACACTGGAACGTAGCAATCTCTTTAAGAGCAGCATCAATATAATCTTTCTGTCTGAACGCTTGTGCCTCAGCTTCCTGTGCTTTAATCACGGACATCTCATCACCCTTGTCATACCACTGTTTGATTAAGATAGCTTTCTTCTTCATCTTGAAGTAAGATTCTTCTAAAGCACCCCGCTTCTGTTCAATCTGGGATAAGCACTGTCTTAATCTACGGTAAGGTGAGTCAGTCATCATCGTTAGTGACATCAACTGATTAGTTGTTTGAGTTTGTGAGCGACCTGCTGTGTGTGATGCTCTATCAATCTCAACCATCTTCTCAGCAATCACAGCTAACTTCTCATCTGTGATTGTAGCTAAGCCACCTACTGATTTCTGTAGTTCTTGGAAGCCTTTGTATTCACCAAGCTGGTCTTTACCTTCTTTTAAGTTTATTACTTTGTTTGTGTTTGTTTGCATACTATCCTCCCGAGAAAGCACCCATATTACGCCTACTTACAGTTAAATCACCAAAGTCAGTAGTGTTACCAGTAGTTTGAATAGTGACATACTCTATTACATCTAAAGGACCAGTACCTCCTGCAAACACACCTCTAGTGGCATCTGCACAGGCTGCTAGTCCATACCTAGCACTAACTAAATCACCAAAGTCAGTTGCATTACCAGTAGTTTGAATAGTGATGTAATCTATTGAGTCATAGGTTGCTCCACCACCAAATAGACCTCTAGTGGCATCTGCACAGCCAGCTACACCCCACCTACCTACACTTAAATCACCAAAGTCAGTTGCATTACCAGTAGTTTGAATAGTGATGTAATCAATATTGCTAACAAAGACTGTTGTCTCACCACCACCAAACACACCTCTAGTGGCATCTGCACAGCCAGCTGCACCAGTCCTACCTACACTTAAATCACCAAAGTCAGTTGCATTACCAGTAGTTTGAATAGTGATGTAATCCATAATGTCTTTGTCTTCGGTGTCATAGCCTCCTGCAAACACACCTCTAGTGGCATCTGCACAAGCTCCTAAAACATTCCTAGCTGCAGTTAAATCACCAAAGTCAGTAGTGTTACTTGGTGAAGCAATAGTGACATACTCTATTACATCTGAAGGACCAGTACCTCCTGCAAACACACCTCTAGTGGCATCTGCACAGCCAGCTAAATAATTTCTAGCACTAACTAAATCACCAAAGTCAGTTGCATTACCAGTAGTTTGAATAGTTATATAGTCTATTACGTTAGACTTAGCACTTGTATCACCACCACCAAAGACACCTGTGGTTATAGGAATACCCCCACTAGCAGGAACTACAATATTTTGTAGAATAGCCATTACTGTTGAG